GCGCATCGGTCATCGGGGTTATATTCGTCGAACACCGCCATCATAGTGTCGCGGCATTGGCGGACATACTCTGGCATGGTGGCCCTGCTGCCGTCTTTATCCAATTGCGCGATGGTGGGGTGGTAGCCGAGTGCCTCGAAACAGCGCAGAAAGCTCTTTGGGAAGTTAGACTTACCGCATCCGGTTGGACCGACTAGGGCCAGCACCCACTGGACATCGACTGACTTATCCGAGGACCATAGTGCGACCATGTCCCGGGCCATACGAATCATCGTTGTTACTGTTTCGTCCATTGACATGGGGCCAGTGACCCGTATACCGTCAGTGAACATGCGTATAGCTGCGGTTTGCGCTTGTAGCAGGGTAACTGGGGGTTGCGCGCTTAGCAGTAGCAGCGGCACGGACTCTGTACGGCTCGCTAACTCCATCTTGCATGCCTGTTTAACTTGTGTGCCCCGCACGCCAGCACCTTCGCCAAGGAATACTGTGTCCGCCAGCCACGTCTCATAGCGCATAGCGAACTCCTCTAATGAGAGCCCGCCAGCCCCTATGTCCTCTCTGTCATATACAGCCCCACTAGTGTCCTGGATGTAATTCTCCCAGAGCGGATGGTGGAGTAGGCGACGGTAATTGGCTGCGGTCTGCTCGATATGTATGGATTCTTTAAGGACTTTGACCTTGACTTGGTACTTAGCAATAAGATGCGCGATCGGAAGGGCAGTGGTGACATCAACCCCATTGTCTTCGATGATAGCAAGGAAATGACTTCTTGCAAATTCTCCTTGGTCCACAAGCCAGTCATCCCAACCATTACGCCCGTCGGTGAGTGGTGGTACGTTTGGGAAAGATACCGATATATCTGGTCGAATAGCATGGATCCACCCCTTGAGCTGAGATGCGGCGTGCATCACGTTTGGGTTTTCGAGTATATCCCCATCAAAGCACACTACGATCTTAGCGCTGGGCACCATGCACTTGATCATGGCGGTCAGGGAATCTTTGAGTCGCTTGTCTGTGGACCAGTTGGTGCATCCGGAGAGGGCCAGCGCCGGGATGCCGGTCAGTTTCTGGGCCAAGGATGCGCTGGTGAACTTCTCATGGAACATGACGATGGGGGCATGACACAGCGCCTCCATGCTAGCCATATAATAGATGCAGTCGGCGCCCTTCTCACTCAGCTGTACGAATTTGGGGGGCTTCTCGACTTTGTGGTAGACCTTGTTCCGCCGCTGGTAGTAATCAGTATTCCCATCCCAGTTGCAAGCCCTGAGTAGCCAGCGATCATCGTAGTACCCATCCTCTGGGCCACGTATCTTAAACGCCCAGCCCTCAATGATATGGGGTTGGGATTGGTCCGGGCCAGTCTTGGTAAAGAACCCGATGTTGGCGTTCTTGTACGTAAGGATTGGCAGGTCCTGGATGGTGACGCCACGACTGTCTAAGTAGTCGGCGGCTTCTGATAGATATGTTTTGTCCGTTTGCAAGAACTTAGAGATGGACATGCTTGCTCCTCTGGCCGGGGCTGTGTTACTATGCCCATGTTCATGCTAGAACACAGGCCTCGCCCCGGTTAATCACAGTTAGCCGGGGCTTTTTATTGTACGCGCTAAGGCACCATGCCCGCAAACTACGGCGCAAAGCCATCTGGGACTGCGCGCTTAGCGCGTAGGGGCAAGGGGGTTAGGGTTGGCCCGGCATACTTAGCTGCGGCCCGCATACGGCACCGTACGCTGGCTATAGCGTTAGTGAGCATAGCCCAGTTATGCGCGTCGTCATAACTCAGCCCATCCCGCTTCTCCATGAGATCATCCAGCATACGCGTCATGGTGAATTCTTCCCTAAGGAACTCTTCGCGGGTCTTGGCGCACTCATGACAAGTGCTGTAATTCCGCCACTTCTCATCACAGTAGCCGGACAGGCGCTGGTATCGCTCTTTCCTCTCTATCAGGATGTTGCACTCACAGCACTGACGCTGTAGGCGGGCATGGTGCCAAGACACGGAGTAGAATGTAAAGGATTCGCCGTCACTCATCGCATACTCCATGATAGTGTCGATCTTGCTCGCGCTACCCAGCCATGATCCCAATTGACTCTGGACTTTGGGCATTTTTCCTCATCAAACGGGTTCTTATCTCTGGGCACACCATCTAGATGCGCCTTATATCCTTCCTCAAAGGCTGTCATGGCACACCTCGTCAGCCTCGTCGAATATAGCAACATTCTTCACTACAACCTTAGCGTCGCCGTAGAGCATAGCTTCGAGCTCTAAGACCCGAGCGCGGAGATGTTGGGTCTTCTCCTTATGGTCTGAGTACTTGACAAACGCCCCCTTACTGTTCTTGTCCATGTTGGCGTGCTTGCCATCCGGCCCCTTGGCGGGCAAATATCTTGTGATAGCCATTAGAAATCCTCTCCGTCGTAACAAACCCAAATTGCAAGTCCTACCCAAGCTACGAATAGGAATCCCAGACCCCACATATAGAAGTCCATCACTCATTCTCCTCGTGTAAGATAGCGAATACCAGTACAACCAGAAAGAACAGGACGAGGCCGCCAAACATAGCCACTCCCATAACTGCCTCGGTATGAGTATAAAAGTGGCCCATGTCAGTCTCCTGTTATATTTTCCACATCCAAAGCATATTGGATGCAATGCCCACGACGTGGGAGTAAGGTGGCGGCACGAAGAACGCAGCAATGATGCCGAGACTAATGCCCAGTTTCAGCATTACTGCGTGCTCCAGGCGCATCCAAGGGACACGCGCATACAATGGCCTATTCATTGGTTTGCTCCACGGCGAACAACGCCAGCATAAAGAACAGGCCAGTCGCACCAGCGGCGAGGGCATGTATACCATGACCCTCAATAAACGTGGCACCGAGATAGGTAAGGTGCGCGACGGCTTCACCTTTGTGCGCCCAGTGCCAAACAACGAGTTTCTGCATCAACCTCCTGATAATGCCCATGCTAGGACCCTCTATCTGTTGTAGTATGGGCATTATGCCCCCAGTGCGCACTCGTAGGAATGCGCACTAAGAACTCAGTCCGTACTCATGTAGGTTCTTGGAATATCCCAATCCATCTCACGTTCCAGTGCGTGGCCGAAGCTGCTGACCCGCACCATGGATTGGCCCGGTACTCGCTTGACCCACGGCCAGTTGTGATGCTTGTGATCCCAGCCCCGAGCTCGGAGCCAGATTTCCACAACTTGGCGCATTTCATCGTTGCACCAGTTCTCGATGTCGATGACATCTATGATCTCAATTAGGGCCATCGTCATCCCACCCCATTTGAATTTCCAGGGCGACGCCGGTTGAGTCAGTTCTGGCGCGGCGGGCGAAGTTTTGGCGATACACCCACGCCCAACCATCAACGTCTTGTTCCCAGCCGTTGGAAAGTAGGTATGCGATGCACTGCTGCTTGAAGGAATTTGCGAAGCGGGCGTAGAGCGAGGGTTTCATATTCTGGTACTCCTGCTGAACTGCTGTTAAGTGGTAGTGCCACTATAACAGCAGTGGCACTACTGAGCAACTACTTTATGGGCAGCAAAATTAATCCCCCCCGCAGTAATGATAAGAAGCGTCGAATTCCTCTGGATCGCAGTAGATAGTAGTCCATCTGCCACAACTACGACAGATAGCGGTATAGCACTCCCGCTTAGGATCCCACGAGACTTCCCCCTCCTGCTCCAGATACTTCCAGGTCACCTTCTCTGGAAGAGGCCTGCGATTCTGCGCCTCTGCTATGTCCTGAGTCCAATCTGCAAAGGACTTCATGACTTAGTGCTTGGTAGCGTTAAAGGGGACAACATTGTCTGGGAACCCGACCTCGCTGGCTGGCGCCCCGCCCTGCATCTCGACGTCCTCCGGCGCCATATTGGGGCCAGTGCCGCCAGTCCACTCGCAGTCGTTAGCCACAAACGCCTTGATGCGCTCGATATGGCAGCCGGGGTGGCAGATAGGATAGTAGCGGCGCACCTCCTCGCTGGCGTATATCCAGACAGGGTCGTGCTGGCACAACCCCGCCAACTTCTTGATTACTTCCCCAAAGGTCAGCCCATCAAGGGCAGTGACTTCCAGGTTGTACTTGGCGCAATAGCCATAGACTGTGTCGACCATTGCTGCATCGCGAATTTGCTTGCTCATTTGTTGTACCTGCTTTCTTCATATTCCTGGATGAAGTAGGCGCGGTCGAACTTGTCGCGCCCATTTTTGTACTTCTTCTGCTTAATGCCCAGAACATTTTCGGCCTGCTGTTCACTGAGGTTATCTGCATAAACCCCAGTGCCCAGTTTCAGGTCATTAGCCATGACCCGCCAGCGCTTCACGCTTCGAGCTTACCAAAGGAGCTAGCGGTGATCGCCTCCAGCAGCACATCCAGAAGATTGCGGTTGCCCATAGCCCAGATTTCTTCCATGCGCTCTTTGCTGGTGGTGTCAAGCCAGTGGTTAAGCGCGTCGCCAATACGCTGGCCCAGTGCCAGAAGGAAGTCGTTGCACTCCGGCGTAAAGGTAATTTTCTCGCCCGGAACCCGCCCGTCCACAGTGCTCAGCCCGTGGACCTTCACGATAGTTGGCTGGAACTCGGAGCTAGGATCATCCACCCCGATAGGTTTGCCAATGCTGCACATGATGGCAACACGGTCGTACTGCTTGAGGAACTCGGTGTCGTTGACCATCACAACGACATAGCGGTTAGGGTCAGTGCTGAGAACCCACTCGCCGGTTGCTGGGATAACTTCTTCAAAGGTAAGAGCCATGATGATTTCCTTCTTAACTGGGGGAGGTAGTTGGCGGGCTGTAAACCCGCCACGGGATTACTCGTCGCTAGTGCTAAACGCTTCAAGCTGGCCCATGAAATCGTCGAGGGCACTGCGGCCATGTACCCCTGCGACGTAGATGTAGTATTCGTCTAGGTCGTCCTTGACGGCCCCGTGGAAGGCCACCACTGCGGCATGAACGCGCTGCTCAGTGGCCCCCAAAACTTCGCACTGGGCGTCGGTAAATTCGTCGTCCTCGTCAGTAGGGTCGCTTGGGGAAACGTAGCCGTTAGGCTGGTTGTCCTCGTCGACGCCACGTACATACATCACACCGGCAGTACCTTCCGGCTCGATGCGGAGGGCAATGCTGATGCGCTCGTTACCATCGAAGGCCTCGGCCTGTTCCGGGGTAATGCGGAGTGCTACGAGGTACACGTTTGGCTCTGGAGTAACTACGAATTCGTCCATGCCATCAACGGTAGTCAAGAGAGAGTTCATGCTGTTTACCTATGTTTTATGAGTGGTTTGTTTGTACTGCCAACAAATAGTGCCACTACCTATAGGGGGGTGCAATAGGCAGAGGAAAAATAATTTAAAATTATTTTGTTGCCTTTAGTGGCACCTATTAGTAAGGTGGCACTACACAAATGCAACACCACAAAAGAGGGATCAAGCCATGTACTGTGTGAAGACTGGAGCAAGGGTATTCATCTACGAGCTCGGTGCTGTTGTAGCGGCCGACATCTACGCCGTAGGGCCCGAGACGTTGGTAATCAGGTGGACACCCAAGTCTGCCGAATATATGGGCCCTATAAAGGCACGGTCGGTCGGTGCTACGCACTTCGTACTTGAGGGCGTAAACCAAAATGACGACTGGTGCCGCGAAGACATCTGCGTCATGGTAACTCAGCGCCGCTTCCTTGAAGGAGAACTGTGTGATGAATAAGATTCCAACCGAGGTGCATCTGTATTGGGTCACTCTTAGTGGCGGGCAGACAGGCGGGTACTTCACTCTGCACCACACCGACAGCATGAAGGACTACCAGAACTATAACTGGCTGGGCATGGCGCCGGTTGACTTCGGCGATGTCGAGTTCGACGAGCAAAGCCTGAAGCTCAAAGCGCTGAACTGTGAGCTTGGGGAAGCTCAGGGCAAGGTGAACTATATCAAGGAGCGCATCCAGGAACTGCTCGCCATTGGGCACGATGTTGAGCATGAGCCAGTGCTGAAGGATATACCAGTTTTCGACGACGATGTAGGGTTTTAGGGTTAAGGTCATTAGGATTGGGGTTGCATCGGCGGGTGCCACCATATATAATGGTGGCACCATCCATTTATTGGGGCAGTACAGTATGAGTAGTCCAACATATGAAGAGCTTGTGGCCGAAGTCGCAAGGCTCCGCGCTAAGCTCTCGGTAGGCGAGGACAAAGAGTTCACCGCAGAAATTAAGAGCTTAATGCCTAGCGAAGATCTGCTGGCAAATGATTGCCACGTCCGCAATGACCGCATCACCATACGTCCAGCTGAGATGTGGTCATATATGTTCAAAGGAGATCCCAGCACCCGAGATCTGGCCAAACTGGGCCGCAGTCTCCAGGCGCGGGGCTGGGCTCGCAGCGCTAAGCGCGGCAATCTGGTATTCACCATTCCGGTAGAAGAATATGAACACTAAGTGGGATAAGAGACGCAGCGGGCGCACCACTAAGATGTTGGCAGCGGCGATGCGACAGTGCTTTGGCGGGAGGCATGTTTACGTGGTAGTCCCCAACAAGGAGTTCTACGAGTACTGCATCCCTATTCTGCAGGATATGGGGGCCACAGGAATCTGGCCTACCATGAGATGCGTAGAGTTCGGAACGGGCTGCCGCATGTATTTCATTCTGCCAGATAACCCGAAGATAGTCAAGGGCACCTTCGAGGTTGAGGGCGTCCACGACAGCAATACGTTCTGGGACCATGAGGCCGTCAGACGAAAATACAATCACATCCTACAGAGGTATCACGAGTATGACTGATCTATGGCCAGAAGATGCCATTGGCGAGCTATTGGCATCCACCTTATCTGTACCTGTCGTAGAGGCTAGGCGCGACCTTTACGAAGCCGTCATCACACAGTGGCGGGCGATGCGCGCTAAGCGCCTGGAGTTGGAGCGCGAAGCCCGCAAGGCTCAGGCCAGCGAAACAGCCTTCAAGTCCTACGCCATTGAGGTATTCAGGGCGCAGAAGTTGGAGGGCGTCATGATCGATGGCCGGGTTACAGGGCTTAACACTAAGCCCGTGGCTACCGTCAGCGATAAGGAACTGCTTATCGCCCACATCAAGAAAACCAGCGACCTATCTCTCTTGCAGTTCAGGCTCGCCACTGGCACGGTGGATGAGTACAAAGAGAATGGGTTCTCAGTGCCGGGTGTCGAATACATCGACGTCTATGACTTAACCGATAGGAAAGCATAATCATGCGTATGGACGAACTGACGGCAAACATTCTGGGGTGGGCAAGTGACCGTAATCTCCTCCTTGGTAGCACGGTTGACAAACAATTCGTCAAGATGGTCGAGGAGGTTGGCGAGCTTGCGGCTGGGCTGGCGCGAGGGAAGACTGACGTTGTTGATGATGCGCTGGGGGACATCATGGTTATCGCTATCATCATGTGCGCCCAGAGAGGCAGTACTCCACCAAACATTCTTGAAGCTGTCTGGAATATCATCAAGGATCGTAAAGGCAAGATGGTCGACGGCGTCTTCATCAAAGAGAACGACGCGATGATGGTCACAGGTAGCAATGGGCAAGCATAGTATGCTATAGTGGCACTTAACAAAGCAGGGGCACTTAGCATGAATATGGAACTATCTCTTGAAGACTGGGCTAAGACAAAGCCAGAACCGCTGGCCTTATCCCAGAAGGATATTGATGAAGTACACCGACTGATGGATGCGGTTGGCGAAAAGATTGAATCAATGGGCACCAGCTTTACATTCAGCATGGTGACGCGCATTGATGGGCTGGGCAGCGGCCAACTACAGTCCAGGATGAGCGTAACCACTGGTACGCTAACCCCTGAGATGTGGGTCGGCCAGTTCATAGCCACTGGCGGCATGGACAATCTGCTGGAAAACATGGGGCCGCTTATAAGCGCGGCCAACGATAGGCTCGAAAACACCAAAACCTTATCACTAATCCTCCCAAACACGAGTATCATAGTATGAGCAAGAAACCTGATGAAGACGTAGTGGCCGAGCAAACCAAAGAGATTGCTAACTACGATGAAATGTTGGCGAAACTGGCTAAGAAAGCCACCGCCATCGAAAAGCCAACCACCAGCAATATCGGCACCCGCGCCGGTATCCTGACCTACAATGGCACGCCAGTCCCTGATAATAAGCTGAATGTTATTATCATCGCCAGCACCCACGCCAATTTGTTCTACGAGGGCAAGTATGAAGAAAAGAACCCCACTAACCCGGTCTGCTATGCGTATAGCGAAGATGGTGAGGGCATGGTTCCCCACCCTAAGAGCTCTAAACCTCAGCATACTGATTGCGCGACTTGCCCGAACAATGCTTGGGAAAGTGATCCTGAGGGTGGGCGAGGAAAGGCTTGCAAGAATTCTCGGCGCTTGGCACTCATTCCTGCTGACACAACTGTTGAAGATCTGAAGACTGCCGAGATTGCCACGCTGCAATTGCCAGTGACCAGCGTCAAGGTATGGGCCCAGTATGTTAACAAACTTGATGCTCTGTTCGCCCGACCTCCTCTGGGAGTGTATACCTCCATTGGCAGCGTTCCTGATCGCATCACTACTTTCAAGCTTACCTTCCTGAACGGGCCGCTTGTGGACGTCAGCATGATTATGCCGCTGATTGACAAGGCCTCCACAGCGCAAGAGCAACTTGAGCGCGTCTATGAGCCGAACGTTGAGCTCACAGACGAACAACTGGCGGCCAAGGCTGAGCAACAAGCCAAGTCTGCTGGTCGCGCTAAGCGCTTCTAATTGCTACGGCCAAGGACGGCCCCCTTCTGGTGACTAGTATGACTAAGACAGTGATAGTTATAGGCGATAGCATCCTATCGAGTGTGCCACAGGGCATGTCCGCGGATATGTGCCTGACGCTGGTTAGCAACGAGCGCGACGTAGTATTCAAGAGCCTTGCTGCTCCAGGCAATGCGCTCGGCATTACTGATTCCACAGGGTTCAATAGTGATGAGCTACTGGATACCTTCGCCCGCATTGGCGGGACATATGCCGCTTGGGATTACATCATGGTAATGGCGGGGGTCAACGACTACAACCGCAATGTCCCATGGGAAGATACGGTCGATAGTCTACGCCGCATCATGAACTACGCCCTGTCGTTCGGCCGCAAGGTGATTGTATTCGATCCCATCTGGAAGGCTGGGGAGGGCACCGCCAACCCGCTTGGGAATACCCTCAACACCTACAGGTTCTTCCTGCTGTCCGTGTGTAACGAGTTCCCTAGCACTGCATACTTCGCGCACCGCGCCAATACCATCATGGGCGATAGCGCTGGCGCTGCCTACTATGACGCTACCGAGGTAGCGACCAGCACTCAGCTCCACCCAAACGTATCGGGCCACCGGTTCTTGGCCGAGTGGGTTAAATCAGAAGCCGCAACTGCTGGCCTGTTCTAGGAGATAATCATGACAGAATTCTACATTATGGGCACATCGTTCATAGGCACCTTTATGCTCGCATACTGGGGCACCACGTTTCTCATCAAATTGTGGGGATAAAATTATGTGGTGGATAATTGGCGGCATCATACTCTACGCTATAGTGATCACCTATCAAGATGGCGACAGGAGGGGATACTGATGATAGGCACTGAGCGCATAGAAGTCGAGCTCGACATCGAATCACACAAGATTGTCAGTGGCGCCCCGCTGCGACCCGTTCCTGTGGGCGTAGCGCTGGGCATACCCGGCCAACCCCGCCTGTATTTGGCGTGGGGCCATCCAGAAGGGAACAACTGCACTAAGGAGCAGGCCCGTGAAGTCCTACTCAAGTATTGGGATGAAATATTCATTACCCATAACGGCCTTATCTTTGATATTCCTGTTCTTACTCATTACTTCGACCTGCCTGAACGCGACCCACTACTTACGCATGATACGCTCTTCGCCGCCTACTTGCAAAACCCGCACGCCCGGTCCCTTTCTCTAAAGGACCTTGCTAACGACTGGCTGGGGATCGCACCAGATGAACAGCAAGAGATGTACGACTGGATTGCTGCTAACGTACCGGGCGCTAAGCGCTCGGAGGCTGGCGCTTATATCGCGGATACTCCTGTAAGCCTTTCTGGCCCATACGCAGTTGGCGACATACTTCGCACTCGTGAGCTCTTTGAGTTTGTCCGGCCAGCGATCGCCAGTATGCAAGAACCGTACGACAGGGAGCGTAGGTTGGCCCCCATACTATCGCGGCTGCAGAACGGCGGGATCCGTGTTGACGAGGCCCGTCTTAAGACTGATTGTCACAAGGCGAATATTAAGAGGGCGCTCCTGGACCAGCTTATCCGGGAGCATTTAAAGGTTGGGCCAGATTTCGAGGTCAAGGACGCAGCGCTGGCCGCTCGGCTCAAGGAGTTAGGTTATGAAGGGTTTATACTCACGCCTACAGGGAAGCCCAGCATGGGCAAGGCGAGTCTGGAAGCTGTCCTCGAAAGCGACCCGAAACTTAAAAAGCTTTTGGAGTCTCGCAGTTTATACGATACCCTCATCGGCACTTTCATGGAGCCGTGGCTTCGTTATTGTCAATCCAACGGAGGGCGAATTCACCCCTCGTATAATCAGGTACGAAACCCAGACGGTTTCGGAACTCGCACAGGGCGCCTATCTTCAACTAACCCTAACGGGCAGAACGTACCAAAGAATAAGGGGCTGGACTACTGGGATGAACCCTTCCCAGATATGCGTGGCTATCTGCTACCTGAAGTGGGTCAGGTTTGGTTTTGTGGTGATTTCAAGTCACAGGAGCCTCGCCTAACCGCCCACTTCGAAGGTGGCGCGCTTATGGAAGCATATCTGGAAGACCCGCGTCTGGATTGCTACCAGTGGATCAAGGACTTGGTTGGTGGCGATGTATCCCGCCATGAGGCCAAGCAAATCTTCCTGGGACTGGTCTACGCGATGGGCGTGGCGAGGCTGGCGGATAAGCTGGACTGCTCCGAGTCCCGAGCGCAACAGCTGAGAACTGTTATCAAGGCCATGCTGCCGGACGTAGTGGAGCTCGACTCCGAGTGCAAGAACCGCTTCAAGAAGGGGCTGCCGATTCGTACCCTTGGCGGGCGCATCTACTACTGCGAGCCGCCAAGTGGCGGGCGTACTTGGGACTACAAGGCGCTTAACACTCTGATCCAGGGCAGCGCTGCCGACCAGAATAAGGAGGCCATGCTCTACCTTGACCCTAAGATTGTAGACATTCACGGCCGACTAATCAGCACTGTACACGACGAAATCTCCTGTAGCGTCTTCGAGAAAGATGTTGTGTATGTGGAGCAAATCTACCAAGAAGCCGCCAACTATCTCAAATGCGACGTGCCTATGATCTTCGACACGGGCTATGGCGACAGTTGGGCAACCGGGAAGCCAGACTAATGTATACGAAACCGATCAGCTATAGCGGGATGTCGCTCCACAAGCAATGCCCTAAGAAGTGGCACGACGTCTACATACTGGGGAACCGAGAGCCGAGCGGGGCAGCCGCAGAGCGCGGCACTATGCTCCACGACCTGCTCGAGAAATACTTCAAGGGCAGCCCATACCCTACTGGCGAGAAATGCCTCGCCAAGTGGGAGCCCTATATGTCGGCCCTCAAAGCTCGGGGCTTAGTGGCCGAGGGGGAAGTGGCCGTAAACAAAGATTGGGGGCGGGCAAGCTATGAAGACCCAACGGCATGGTTCCGGGGCAAGATTGATGGAGAGATCGACCCGAACGAAATATACGACTGGAAGTCTGGGAAAATCTACGATACGCACGTCAATCAAGGAGCAGCGTATTCCGCGCTCAGCGCTTCTACTGATGAGCAGCGCGTGGTCCGCTTTGTATATCTCGACATCCCGCACCATGTTCAAGAGTGGACATATAGTCGCGGCCAAGTGCAGGACATCCAGGGGGAACTCGATCAGACTATACAGGCTATTCGGGTAGCGGAAGAGTGGCCCCCACTGCCGAGCCAACAAAGCTGCGGCTGGTGCAAACTCAGCTGGAGGAATGGGGGGACTTGCACAAGTGCGCCGTGAATCCAGTTACGAGAAGTCCTTTGAAAAGCTGGCCGTCCAGTTGTTCACTGCCTACGGGCTGGGACATAAGTATGTCAAAACGATTACTCCAGGGCGCCGGGGCTGGCCGGATCGGCTGCTGCTGTTCGGCCCCCAAGGGCACCACCTTTATATAGAGTGGAAACAGCCGGGGGAAGAGCCCGACCCAATGCAACAACACATTCACGCTGAACTCCGAGCGCTTGGCGCTGAGGTACACTGGTATGACAACCACTACGTCGCTCTGGTCGAAGTCGAGGCCTTCGTTAGAGCCAAAATCGGAACAGGTCCGTGGGATGAAACTAATCGTCCAAAATGGTGGGACAAGATTATTTCTGAAGCCGGGAAAAGGAAAGACCTCGATAGTCCTAAAAAGCTTCGAAGTGCTGAAGAGGTTAGATCTAATAGACGTACTTCTGGTTATCGGGCCCCTGCGCGTGATAACTACCTCATGGCCGTCGGAGATGAACAAGTGGGAGGACTTCCGCCATCTGTCATACGTGACGATCCATGGAGGTAAGACCGAGCGGCTGCGCGCTATGGCCCAAGATGTTGACGTCTACCTTATGAACGTGGAGGGGCTACTGACATCCGAGTGGAAGCTGGGCGATAAGAAGCGGGGCTACCCGCTCAACGAGGTAGCGCTCAAGTTTCTGCGCGGCAAGCGCGTGATGCTGGCCGTGGACGAATCCACCCGGTTCAAGGCGCCCGACTCTCAGCGCTTCAAGACTTTGCGGAAGTATCTCAAGTACATCTCTCGCCGGGTAGTAATGACAGGTACGCCGAAGCCCAACAAGCTGGAAGACCTGTTCTCGCAATGCTATATCACTGACATGGGGGAAGACCTCGGTGAATATATCACTTACTTCCGCCAAGAGTATCTTGCTCTCGATCACGACGGCAAATATATACCTCAGACTACTGCTGTTGAACGAATTGCAGAGAAAATCGCGCCTACCACCTTGCAACTTGAGGATAGCGAGGCTATACCTTGTCAATACATTGACGTCTGGCTCCCCTTCCCGGAAGAACTGAAGGAAGCCTACAAAAAGCTGAGCAAGGACTTCATAGCCACCATCGCTGGGAAGACCGTCATGGCCCCCAATGCTGGCGTCCTATTCGGGAAGTTGCGCCAACTCGTACAGGGGGCGTTCGTAGATGCTGAAGAAACTAATGAGTATCGTGTTGTACATGATACTAAACTGGATGCTTTAGAGAACCTGCTGGAAGAGCTTAATGGCGAGCCGGCTTTCTGTCTCTACCAGTACCAACACGACTACAAGCGCATAAACGAGCGGCTTGGCTACAACGTGCCAAGGGTTGGCGGGGGCGTCAGTGCCATCCAGGGAGCCGCCTACTGCGCGGGGTTTAGCGCTGGCGGTATGCCCCTGCTACTAGGGCAACCCCAAAGCGTAGCGCTAGGCGTAGACGGTCTACAGGCCAACTGCAATAACGTGATTTGGTTCGCCAATGATCCCAGCTGGGAAAATACGTTCCAGGCGAACCGCCGTGTGGCCCGCCAAGGGACCAAAGCTGACCAAGTGTTCATCTACAGGATCATGCTGGACTGCCCGTTTGAGCACGCCCTTCTGGCTATTGTAGACGGGAAGGAGACCAGCGAGGACCAATTTTTAACAATCTTACGAAATTTTTTAGTTGCTTAATAGGTGCCACCGTGGCATAATGGCAACTCCTAAGAAATAAAGTTTTAACCCAACCCCGAAGGTGCGATCAAATGACTGACAAGACCGTAGAAGAAGTTCTGGCTGAAGCCGCTGCTGCGACCCAAGCGCTCGAAGTACCACCTGCAAAGAAAGAACGAGTTAAGAAAACCCTGGAAGGCGGCACTGTTGCCCAGAAAGAGCCAAAAGTTCCTAAGGCGCCGAAAGAGCCAAAAGCCCCCAAAGCGCCGAAACTCTACCCGCAAGCCAACGAAGACGGCACCCAAGCCTTCGATGAAGCTGGCGAGCCTGTGATGGGCCCGAAAGAAACTGCCTACAAAGCGCCGAAAGTTAAGCGCGAAAGCACTGGCCGCTCCGGCAAGTTCCCGGCCACCGCCGTGATCACCCTGCTGGCGGAGAAGAATCCAAAGCGCGAAGGCTCAGCTGCCCACACCCGATTCGAACTGTATGTGACCGGGCAAACCGTGGCCGAAGCGCTCGCTGCTGGCCTGACCACCAGCGGGTTCCACTACGACACGTCGCACGGGTTCATCAGCATCGACATCGGTGAAGTGGCAGAAGCTGCCGAAGCCTAAGTTGTAAGAGCCGGGCTCTCGACCCGGCTCTTTTTTGTCCCTGGAATATTCTAGTGCCACTAGAGGTTTATCCAATGAAAATATTCATCCCCACCAATCGCGGCCCATATGAACAACTTACATATGACCGCATCCCCGAAGAATACCGGGCCATGTATGGCGTCCAGCTACTGGTTAACGATAAAGAGCTATCTACACAGCTACGCGACGCCGGGTATAGCGTCTGTACGCACGGCGCTGGCCCCGGCATCAGTCCCTCCCGCCAGTGGGCCATAGATAATAGCTCCGATGATAAGCTACTAATGCTGGACGACGACCTCGCCAACTGGGCCTATCGAGTGGCGGGCACTACGTCCTACAAGAAGGACGAGAACGGCCAGTCCTTCCGTAATGCCTTTGCAGTGGTTGATTCCCTGCTTGACAGAGTAGCCCATTCAGGCATTGGTCACAGGCAATTTGCCAACAATCAGCCGTTGGTGGCCCCGAATGGTCGCATCATGCGGGCACTGGCGTACAATTTGAATGTGGTCCGAGCGCAGAATATTAGGATAACGCTGCCCCTGATGCAAGACTTTGAGATGAACTTAAAGCTCTTGACAAGCGGGTATAGCTCCCTGAACTATTATGGGGTTGTCCAGGACCATTACAGGAGCAATGCTCCCGGAGGATGTAGCAATATCCGCACGGTAGAATTGCTTGAGCATTGTGCTCGTGAACTACAGCGCATGTTCCCGGACTTCGTAACGCTGACCCAGAAAGACGGCTGGGATATAGGCAAGCGCTGGGACGTCTCTGTCCGCTGGCAGAAAGCCTATAGGAGTAGCAAAGCATGAACGAAGAGACCCTCGAGAAATTCTGGTACTGGATTCGGGAGCGGGAAAATATCCGCTATAAGAAAGAGCGCCTTGTGCCGAGGTGCCGATGGACTGACGACCCAATCCTGCAGACGTACCACTTCTGCAATGTCCACCGCGAGGATGACCGTGGCACTAAGGAAATCCGCGCAGTTGTAGAGTCCTACTTCCCAGCCGAGGATCTGGATACTGTGACTGTCAGTTGCTTGCCGACTGTTTACCTGATGGCTCGGCTCTTCAACCACGCCCCGACGCTGGAAAGAGTCCTGACCTGGACGAATGATGGGGCCAGTATTGAAGAGGCCTTTGAGAACCTGAAGGACTACAGGGATCAGGGCAATAAGATCTTCAACCCCGCCTACGTGGTGAGCACAGCGGGTCAACGCGTTGACAAGATAGACTACGTGCTGAGCATGGTGCTCGCAGCGCAAAAGGTAATCATTCCGACCGACTCCCTTGCAAATGCGCACGCAGCGCTGAGCAGTATTGCTGGGCTTGGCGGCACGGGCTTTCTGGCCGGGCAAGTTATTGCGGACCTACGCAACGACCGCTATCTGGTAGCCGCTGCCGAGCATCAGGACTGGTGTACGCCGGGGCCGGGGTCCATAAAGGGGCTTGATTTTATATTCGGGGAGGGAACCACGACTAAGGGCAACTTCATGGCCCGCATGTCTATCCTGTACGACGTTATGCCGGAAGACGTATGGGCCATGGAGATCCACGCTCAGGACTTGCAGAACTGCCTCTGTGAGTTCCAGAAATACATGAAGTACAGCAACCCCCGCACTAAGAGCCGCAAGCGCTACTACAAGAGGGAAAAGAAATGATGACCTATAGAGAGTTCACAGACCTGCGCGGTATGTGGCGGAACTTGTGTTATCGCGCCATGGACCCAAAGTTTGCTGAGAAGGTGATGACCCGTAACGGGCCAGCCATCAAGTTTATAGGCGTGCAATCCATCACAGTACGCGAGCCGTGGGAGCGGGTACTGTTCGACGTAGAAAGGAACTGTAACCATGTTTTCCACCTCATGGAATCTATCTGGATGTTTGCGGGTCGTAACGACGTTGCATTCCTTCAGCAATTCAACTCCAACATTGAAAACTATAGCGATGACGGAGCAGTTTTTCATGCTGCTTACGGACACCGCTGGCGTAACCATTTTGACGTGGACCAAATCACCAAGTGTATAGAAATGCTTGATGAAGACCCGAACGACAGGAGGGCCATCATCAGTATGTGGGACGCCCGAGAGGACGGCAATGGCAAGGACGGTAAGGACTTCCCATGTAACGTGATGATTATGCCGTCGTTCAGTACCAAGGACAGCCCAGACGGAATGACCAAGTACGACCGCCTGGACTTCACCATTATCAACCGCAGCAACGACCTCGTATGGGGGTTGTGTGGGGCCAATGCCGTACATCTGACGATGCTGCAAGAGTTCATGGCGAACGCGTTGGGCGTACAGTGCGGGGCTTGGCACCACGTAACCAATAACCTACACGTCTACGAGCGCCACTGGGGCATGGTGAAGGGTATCGCACAGGAGGTACAGGACAATTCCGTGCCGTGGGAGCGGTATGCAGGCGTACTGAAGCCCCCGCCACGCAAGCCGATAGCTGTGAACTGGCGCCGATTCCTTAAAGAATGTGAGGAACTGTGTAATGGCAAACAGTCGGGATTTGAGGAACCGTTTCTTGAGGACACTGTCGAGCCAGTGTGGGCCAGTTGGCGGGAATGGAAACTGGGCAATTATCAAGAAGCAATTGAAATCGCAGAATGTATCGATGCGTATGATTGGCGACTTGCTATCGTACAATGGTATACTCGCGCCCTATTTAAGAAAGGAAAATAAGATGACTACAATATTAGAGAGAGCCCACTTAGCGCGACGCGCTGGGCGTGTAACACGATTCCACACGCAATTCCTGCTGAAGCCGGAGAACGTGGCGGAACACACCTTCGGCCTGCTCAACCTACTGATGATAATGACCGGGGGCCAAGTCACAGGCAAGCTGCTGATGGATGCGCTGGCGCACGATGCTGGGGAGTATGTATCTGGCGACATGCCCAGCCCGTCTAAGCGGGCTATGGGGCCAGACGCTAAGGGGGCATTCGAAGACATAGAATTCGGGGCCATGCAAATGATCTACGACAGGGTGTGGGAGCCACTAACCTCATGGGAGGCCCTGCTACTGAAGACTGCGGATAACCTTGATGGGCTTCTGAAGTGCATCGAGGAGAAGCGAATGGGGAACTACACGATTGAGGGGTGCGGCGAGAATTATGCTGCATACCTCAGCTCTCAGCTCCCGGCACTCGGCGGCGGACCAGCGGCCGAGCTCGTTCAACTGGTACTAACTGAATGGCACTGGAGTCACAAATGATCGAAGACTACAAGCACATCACAAGCCTCGCCCTCCAAGACGTGAAGGTACTGGAGGAGAAGGGTAAGACCTACGGGAGCAGTTGGCGGAACAGGGGCGGGATAGGCGCCTTTATGATGCTGGCGCGCAAGTGGGACCGATTGGAGAATCAATGTAAAGCCAACGGGTACGACATCTTCGTGGCTATTGATAAGGATATCAATACTGCGAAGATAGACGGCATCCTGGACGACATAGCTGACCTGCGTCGGTATCTGCTGCTGGTGGAGGCACACCTTACTTCGCCGAAGTGCGCCAATGAGATCTATGCCCCACAGCCAGTATGGAACAGGCCACTAGCCGCTGAGAAGGAGTGGGACTTGTCCGAGGTCCCAGCTCCCCAGCCGACGACACTTATGACAGAATCGGAAGAGGCTTGGCAGAAGTACGTGGCGAGCAAGGCCCAACCACAGAAGCCAGCCCCGTACAACACGCCGGGTGACTAACCCTTCTTCCTGAGATGTTTAGATATCTCGATCGCAGCTAGTTGTTTCTGGGCATCCGCGTGAGTAGCGTGGGTGCCCAGAGTTTTACTGCCATCCTCAGTAGTTACAGCATACTGATTTCCGCGCTTTACGATCATGTCCCCTCCACAACCACGCTAGCCTTGGCATCCTTGAGGGCAGCGACAGTTTCATCAATTGTCTTGACTGGGGCGTTCTCAGATGGCATGTCGCCCGCCAGCTTGTGGAAGAGCCCTACGCGCTGCATATCCATACTCGACAACTGCGCTTCGCCCATGAACGACAAGTGGCCGTTGACATAGGCCAATTGCTCGGCCGCTGAGATCTCAGCGGGGATGAGGGTTCTGTGCCACTTGGAGCTCAGCACTTTGCCGTCCTCCACCAGCATAAGCGCGATGCGTACTTGGACGCCGCCACCGCTGGGAATTTCGATTTGGTCTACAATAGACTTACGTTCGATCATTTCAAACCCCTTATATAAAGAAGACGCCATCGAGGAAAAAGGTACAGTTCGTGCCGCTAGTGTGATTCACAGTGGTGACGATACCACTCGCCCCAGTAGTGGCGTTGAAGAGAACCAGCAATATGAGCGGCGACGGGCTGGAGTCAACGCGGGCCTGCATTTGGTGGTACGTGCCGCCTCCGTTAACTATGCCATCGCCATTCGCTAAGGATATAGCAGCGTTCAGCGCTGGGGCGAACGGTATCCCAGTTATCTCAAAGTTCCCGCTGGCCGTAGTGTGCGTGAACGTGGAGGTGGAAAGGAGACAGTGGATATTGACTGTGTTGCCGATCTTAGTATAATTACCGGACCGGAGCGAGTATACGACCGAGACGTTTCCTGGGGTGACAAAAGTGATCACCGGCGTCCAGGTCCCTTCCTCATAATCATCGAGGGTATTGACGTCGGCGGAGGGAACCGCCACGGCTGGGAACTTGATCTGCCCACCAGTCAGTGTCAGGAGGCCAGTCACGGCTGGGCCGTTGAAGGTGCCGCCCGCCATAGTCTTACCAGACAAGCTTACCGAGGCTGTGGAGCCATGGGTGGACAGGCTGTTAGTGAGGGCAGTAGCGATATCAGTCAGGGTGGTATTCGCCCAAGTGGTGGCGATGACCGTACCCGGAACGACCGGGTTGCCCGCTGGGAGGCTATAGACGCTTGAACCATTACGGGGCATTATTGCTCTCCTTAGGGGCTGCTTGTGGGATCACCCCACCGCGCAGAAGGTTAGCCAGCGAAACTCTGGCGGGCTTGTTATTGACGATGGACTGTACAAGCCCTTTGTCATAGAATTTACTGAGCGGGCCCGCCACTCCACGAGTGGCGGACATGAGAGCAGCTATGACGCCGGGGCGCTCCAGGCCGCGAATGCTTGCATCGTCACCGGCCCCCAATACAGCGTCCCCGCCGATACGCGCTTTTGGCATCAGCATATTGGTCTCGTTCAGCAACTCGCGCACTTCTGGCGCCACTTGCCCCTTTCCGGCGGCACTTTCTATACGGTTGCGCAGTTGCTTGGCTGTGATGCCCTCGGAGGGGATGCCAGAGCCATTGCGCAGAATTTTAGAGATGCGGTACTCGCTGCGCAGCCCAGCCAATTCTGGCTTCGGGTTCTGGGCCTCGAACATATTATCGAGCGCCTTGCGCATAGCGGTTGTCGCTTCTTTCTGCGCTGGTGTACCTGAGATGGCATTGGTAGTGAGCCCAGTTCTCAGCGCTTGGTACTCCTCACCAGAAATCTTAGTCCCGGGCTTAGCTCGCTCCAGAAGATGATCTACCATCTTCATAATGTCGTCGCCGCGGGACACTGGCCCGGACAATTGATACTTGCGTCCAGCCTCTAAGACATTGCGGAAGAACTCGCGGTCCGGCGTGGCTACTGAGTTAGCATGGGCTCCGCCGATGGCCTGACCACTGCGGCGGAGATTTGCCTCCAGCGCTTCGTTGGTGATGTCAGTACCGGGCATCCCCACCTTACTTGCCAGATTGGCTGTGAGGGACTTTTCGGGCACTGGCCCAGACCCGCTGTCGCCGCCAAGCTTGCGGAGCGCCGTGCTGATAGAAGAGTTGTAATCCTGCCCAGCCGGGATGTCTATGCCCTGAGCGCGTAGCTTGTCGGCCGCTACCATCCTAGCTTGGTCCCTAGATCCCAGTACTCTGGTGGCCGCTGCACCAAGTGTAGAAAGCGCACCGCCTATACCTGCCCCTATCCCAGCGTTCACCGCTTGGCTCTCATTGGCAGTAGTGGGCTGGATAAGCCCCTGAGCGCCGCCAGTGGTCGCCCCCCTCAGGATTGAGGCCACAGTGCCAGCCCCGCCAACCTCTGGCATCAGGGCGCCTACAGACACATCCCCGGTCAACTTGCCGAGGTCCGCCTGCGAGAAGCCGCTGCCCGGAGGCTCAACCTTATTCCAGAAGTCACGAGAGCGCTGTTCATCAGCGTTCAGCTCTGCTACCTTGGCGTCGTCGCCAGTAGCCTGATTGTAGAGCTTGCGCACGCCCTGGATCATGCCAGCTATAGATCGGCCCTGACCTGCTGCCGCTGGATCAGCCGAGTATACCTTTTCAATGTCGTTCTGCAAGCCCTGAGCAAATGTTGGCTCATCCCAGCTGCCTGTTACGCCATTTGGCCCCGGCTGTTGTGCCGCTGGGGCTGCTTGTGGGGCCGTAGGGGCAGGTTGAGGACGGGCTAAATGCGCCATAGCGGCCTTGGCTTCTTCGGGGCTGCCGCCCTTCGCCAGAGTGTCTTCATAAATTTTGCGGGCTTGGTCGCGCGGGGACATTAAAGCCTCTTGTGCTTGAGCGATATTCTCAGGAGTATCAAGCTCTTGCTGCATACCTTGGTCCGCCCTATTCATGATGGCAGGAACATAATTCTGCGTTTCTTCTGGCAGTTTGGATAGGTCCCCGCCAGCTTTTCTAAGAGCTCCGGGCCCAGCGTTGTATGCCGCTAGAGCCAAGGCTGGGTCGTTATCGTTGTCTACCATCTGCTTACGAAAGTAAGCTCTACCTAACTTGGCATTGTACGCTGCATCGTGCTTGAAAGCAACTGGATCCCAATCAAGCCCAGCCAATGCTGCGGCTTCTGGTCCAGTGGCTGGCATGACCTGAGCGACCCCAGTGGCCCCCTTCGGTGACACAGCGCTTTGGCTTCCGCGTGACTCTTGGTGAATCAGGGCGGGCCAATACTTCTCGGTGGGATCTGGCAGCGCGATGCCGGTCTTGGCAAAGTGGGACAGACGTGCCTTGGCCTCATCAGGCGCATAGCCAGCGTCGAGATCATTTTCCCAGAGGAGCTTGGCCTGTTCTTTATTCACCGCCTACCTCCTTCCATGCGTCGTCAAAGGATGGCGCGGGCTGCTGCGCTGCTCTGCGCTCTTTGACGTTAGTGGTGTCGAAGCGGGAGGCCGGGGTATTCGTTGCCGGGGCCGCCTGAGCCCCTTCGCCCATACCCTTAGCCATTTGATCTCTGTGCGACTGTAGCTTATCCAGGAACCTATTCAACTGGGCCACTGCGGTTTCGCGGTTGCCGCTGGTCAGGCTAACCTTGGCGTTCTTGAGGAAGATAACGTCGGCGTTGGACACACCGCCCCCGAGTTTACCCCCCGCTTCGTCCAGCACTAACTGGTCGATAGCCTGCATGAGCATAGCGTTATTACTGTTCGTGGTCAACTTAGGGTTCTTCATGCCCAAGTTTCCGGGCCAGAAATCAGCCTTGTTTGCCATGTTGATGATGTCCGCAGTGTTCTTAATGGCGTAATCAGTCTTTGGCAACTCCTGCTCGTACTGTACTTTCAGCTTGCCTCTGGCCTTGGATTCCGCAGTCTCCCTGCCGCTGGACGCCTGAACGGCGGCGATGCGCTGTTCAATAGGCATTGCGTTGAGCTCGGCTTGCGTATAGCCGGTCTTAGTCGGCTTGTTAGCCTGGAGGTCCGCCTTGGCTTGGTTGTTAATGTTCGCAAGATCAATCTGCTGGCCGTACTTATCAGCAGTCTTGGCCTCCTGCTTCTTGGCCGCATATTCCGCCGCTGCCCTGACCACGTTCTCGTCAAGGCCCTGCGACTTAGCCACTTCAGCGGCCATGTCCGGTGACAGCATACCAGAGGTCAGCCCCTGAACTATGATAGCCATGGACTGTTTCTTAGGGGCCATATGGTCAGTCAGCGCTTTGTCGGCGCCCGGTATCCCAGCTTGGACAGCCCCATAGAGCTTCTGTGCGACCGGATCGCTTTTCAGGGTAGTGTTCATGAAATCGCTATTGATCTGCGCAACTTCTTGTGTCTTGGTGATCGCCTCTTTGCGCTCTTTGGCCCCCATATAGTTGGCGACGCCCTTGCCCAAGATGTCGCCCCAGTTGGCCTGGACCAAATCAGGCTGCCCATTGGCGCCCTTGATGGTTTGCTGGAACTGGGGGTTCTGGAACATGCTGCCGTATTGCTGAGCACTCCCGCTCGCCATAGTGGCCTGTTGCTGGGCCAGATTACGTCTGCGCAGAAGCTCTGCAATCATGGAGGATTGGTCAGCTGGGGAAGTAGGGGCGCCGACGGTCTGGCCGTAGCCCTGAGCAGATACCATCGGTGGGGTTGGATCAAGAGGTCCCATGACCTACTCCTTACATGAGCTTATTTAGGAAGCCGAGGGTGAAGAAGTTGACGAGGCCCTTGGCGCCCTCTTTAGGGTTCCTGAGCCAAGTGCCGGGGTTGAATCCGTTAACAAGATCCCCGAATCGTAGCCCTATGCCGCTGCCGCCGATGGTGCCAGCGTTGTTAATCTTATCTGCGTTGATGGAGCTGCCCTTGCTCGTATTCATCTCTTTATCGAGAAGATAGCTGCCTGCTGCCAATGCGCCGAGCCCGCCTGCCGTGCTCATAGCCCCGCCAGCGCCTGCCCCCGCACTACCCGCGCCCGCACTACCGGCACCAGCGCTGGAGCCCCCCAGCATACTCCCGAGGCCGCCCTGAGTGGTGCTGCCCAGTGCACCAAAGCTACTAGGCGCCGCCGAGCTAGCCCCGTATGTGCCAAGAGAGCTTCCCAGACCTGCTCCAGTGCCCGCGCCGCTAGCGCCCCCAGACACAAGGCTGCCCCCCAAGCCGTAGCCAGTGCCGCCCAGACCACTCCCAGCATAGGCCGTGCCAGTGGCGCCCAGACTTGAACCAGCGCCGCCTGAACCCAGCATATTGTTCATCTTGTTGTACTTGTCGTACGCGTCAACCCCCTGCTGAAGAGGGTTGCTCTGCTGCTGTTGCTGCTGGGGCTGCTGCGAAGGCGTTTGGAAAGTCTGTGGAGTCCCGCTAAAGTTGGACCCAACGATCCCGCCGCCACTAGTGGCCGCGCCGCCCTGTTGAGCTTGCGCGGTTCTCTGTTGCTGCTCCCCCGCTCTCTGCGCTCTAAGCTGCGCCGCCATCTGTAAGTAGTCCATCATTTACTCCCCAGATAGCTGCCGCCGAGACTCGCGCCAGCCCCCATCAGCCCACTCTTCTTAGAGTTGCTGGCGTTGGCCCCCTGTTGCTTGGCGCCGTACTGAGCCTGAGCAGCCCCGACCAAATCGGTCGGATTGTAGCCCGTAGCGCCGCTGAATCCCTGATAAGTAGGCGTATATGGAGTACCCCCGGCGATGCCAGCCATGCCCGCCAATTCTTGGAGGGGCTGGTTACGACCAGCCAACTGGCCCTGGAGTTGTGTGGCGTATTGGGCTCTGGCCTCATTGCCGCCAGCCAATGTCGCGTTCTGTGCCGCCAGAAGGTTGGCATCATTCTGACTGGTCATCAGATTCTGCATGGCCCGATTGTAGGCTTCGCTACCGGGCTGAAGACCAGAGTTGCGCAATTGGGTAGTCAGGGCATCAGATTCGCGTTGTTGCTCTACGCGACCACGATCCATGACCGAGCCGTACAGGGCGTCCGATACAGCCTTATCGCTGGAGTTCGGGTCGTACTGGGCGAGCTCAGGATTCTTGTAGTTCGATAGGTAGTTATTGAGAATCCCGCCATACGAGGAACTGGCCTGATTGGCGTTCCTCATGTATTCTTCCCAAGCCGCTTTGGTCTCGGGGTTCAGGTTCTGCTGCTGAGACCATGTCCCGGCCCCGCCAGCGTCGTTTACGGCTTGCTGATATTTAGCGATTTGCTCGTTAATCTGCCCCTGATCCCAGTCAGGTCTCTGCGCCGCCCCTGCCTTGTATTCGTCAAGGACACGTTGGGCTTCAGCAGCCTGAGGAGTCTGTGTCTGTGACCACGTGATGGAGTTGCCAAACGGGTCATACTGATTTGGGCGGTTGGCCGCGGTCAACTGCTGAGCAGTCTGCTGATTGATTGCGCCCTGCTGCTGAGCAAGAGCAGTGTAGTCTGGCGCGCTGGCCGTTTTGGCCCCCTTACCTCCACCACCCATGATTATATCCTCGCTAACCTATCCAGAGTCTTTACCCATAGCAGGGAATTCAATACCATGCACTGTTCGCGTGTCATGGTAAGCACCTCTAGTGAATCCCCGTTGCTATAGAAGTTTTCTATTCTTGCTTCAGGCTCGAACCCGAAGTGTTTATCCAGTTCCAGCGCTGCTTCATTGCTGGACCTCACTTGACCTACTATCTTGCGGACCATGAGCTTGTTGAATGGGTAATCGAAGATGGCCGCAATCCACTCCTTAGAGGGCCTGCGACCTTTATCTACCCAGATGTGAGCCATGATAATATGACCATTATACCCGTCGTACGCCACGCCTGCAATGGGCGTGCCAGTAGACGAATCAACACACATGATGCACTGAGCCCTTGCGCTCGGGACATAATCAAGCATCTGCCCCAAGAACGGTAGGTACATGATATTGGAGCTTATGAAGTAGCTCATAGGGACATCCCAGGCACAATCGACCAGTCGCAACTCACAAACTCAGTCGGGGCGTTAGTCGATAATTTAATGGCTAGACTGGCCGCATAGCCCATCTGGCCTACGCCAATCCACTCGTATTGTGCGTTAACGGGCGGAGACCACAGAGTGGTATCCCAGATGCCGGTATCCCAGACATCGGCCGCAGTCGGCGCATTTGGCGCGAACCAGTTGTTTACATCCCAGAGCGCCGTATCCCAGAAGTCGATTGAGGAAGGCCCGCCCACTGGCTGAGGTATGCCGATGATGTAATTAGGGTTAAAGTCCACGCTTACATTGGTCAGGATAGCCGGGGCGTACTGGCTAATGAACAGGGGGCGGATCATGTTAAACGCCTTGTTCGTGCCCAGCAATTCGAAGTAGTTGTACGCTACCTGAACTCCGCTAACTATGAAAGTCCCAAACGAGCCATCAATAGCCAAGTTGTCCAGGTTATTACTGACTTCCATGACCAGAATGCGGTTAAGCTCATCAGAGAAATACAGCGTCTGGTTATGCTCGGTCATGGACCGCATAGGGAGATCGTACTTAGTCCAGGCCCCTGTCAGGGTGTTCATGACGAACTGAAGAGCAGCGCTGCCGCCAGTGGCCGGGAAGTTGACATATAGCGAGGTTAAGGCCGGGAAGTTCCTAATCTCCCAGTTAGGGAGTTGCCCTCTGGTGGATAGAATATCGTTGAATGTCTGGCTAATATTCTTAGACAGGGTATCCTCATCCCTGCTTATGGCCTGAGTGCCGCCGACCACCTTGCTGATGGGGACCACGCCGCCGATGGTGAGCATCGCCACGTCGCCGCCCAAATCATCAGTTACCCTGCCCCCGAGTGGGGCCCCTACAAAGTAGGACGCCTTCAATTCGAAAGTGGTCGCCAAGCTTGGGTCTGGCCCGACGTAGCCAGTGATCTCCCCCTTACTACTCTGGAAGACCAGTACATCATCCAACCCCGACCCGGAGTCTATAGACCACGTAAAGATATTCTGCAGGAAGCCGCCCATAGTGAACGTGCCGCCCAGATAGAACGGGGTGAGCACGCCAGTGATGGCATCGACCGGCAGATACCACGCCACCATCGAATCCTTTTGTATGAACCAGAGGCGCTTATTATATGAGTGTACCGCGATCATATCCTGTGTGCTGGCGCCAGTTGTAGCCATGTTGGCCCACGTAGCCCCGTCGTAAATCTTACCTATGTCCGTCCCATTGACGGCTATGAGGTATTGACCCGCCACGTTGGAATAGTTGATGGAATCGAGGTAGCCATTAGTGAGCGCCACTGTTGCGGCTGGGGCTGCTCCGGAGGTAGTGGCGTCATAGATGCCCGCATCGGTAGCGACCCATAGTTTGTTGGCCCCGTTAGACGCATTGTATGACATCAGCGTCTTACAGACCGAGTCCAGGCCGGTGATCCATTCTTGGTAGCCGCTTCTTACGCGTAAGGACTTGGCGCTCGGGAACATATTGAGCATGTCCAGAGCGTAATTTGGGGCCATGTTTGCGATGGAGTCATAATCATTCAGCCCCTTAGTTGGGGCCGGAATGCTCTTTATAATGGCGGAGCGACGTTTAGGCTTTGACCACATTACACACCCCAGCTTCCGTCAGGAACGTTGCTAGTGTCTATATAATGGAACCCATCTGTGCCACTCAATTGAATGACCGGGGCCCCCTGATCTTGCCCAATCTGGGATTGCAGCACATAATTGTACTCAGTTCCCAATTGGCTTGTATCAAACCCTTTAATGGCCCAGATACGGAGCTTCAGCCCAGCTATCAGTAGGCGACTGTCGAACAGTGGAACATCATCGCCCGCTGTGATCACGGCCTTTGGTAAACCGGTCATATCGGTAATCCAATTTGCGGTGATGTAATAAAACGCGAATTGCTCGTTTAGGCCAGGAACAGGGAATATGGTGAAGGTATTCTGGAGGATGCGGTAGCGGAAGTACACGCCGACACTGACTATGCCGTACTGCGTCCAGCCCCATTGCTGGGGTGACAACGGGCCGATCATGGGCCGCTTGTTATTGAGTGACCACTGCGTTTGATTGACCTGACGGCCGAAGTCTGCTGGCATGGGGAAAGCGCTCAGCACTCCGTCACCAGTGTAGTTGGCAGTCATCATGAGGAATTGCCAGTCATGCACGGTACATGCATCTTGGCCGAGGCTTTGTAGAAGTGCCAGCGCCTGAGTCACCAGTTGGCCCTGATTAGAAGAGCCAACGGTGGCAGAAGGGAGCCCAAGCTCGGCTAGGGCACTATCAATAATGAACTGTACAGTGCTTCGCGTTGCCATTGCTCAGACTCCTATAAATCACGCCTTGATCGGTGCGGGTCAAGGCGCTGGGGAAATTCCCCCTAAATCACTTGACGGCCTTTTTCAACTCCTTGTTTTGGGCCAGCAAATCTTCTAATTGTGCCTTCATCTGCTCCATCTGGAGCGCCATTTCAGTCATTGGCGCGGCCTTGGCGGAGGCTTCGATGGCGGTCCGGGCCTTGCTGCGGACGTCGTACATGCCAGCGGCCTTGGAGCAGGTATTGTCATCCATGCCCGCAAGTTGCTCCAGCGTGTGGACGTGTAGATAGGCCAGCTCGTGAATCTGTGACTTGGTCAGCCAAGGCACCTCTACAAGAGGCGTGCCGATCAATTGCTCACCTGTTGCCGACTTATCTCGGCTGAAGATGGCGTACTGGCGCGCGAACCGCATACGGTCCTCTTCGCTAGCCTTGCGGCGGATAATGTTGTTGGCATTCCCCGCAGCGATAATCTCTAGGAATTCCTTCTCAACATGGATCGGGCGACCAGCCTTGGCGCTTTCTTCTTCGCTACGAACCATGACAGTATAGAACCGCGCATGGACCCCAGCGTCATTTGCGAAGCGGCCTCGTTGAAAGTCCACCTCACCGAATTCATTCACATTATCTAACATAGCACACCTATCTAGTTGGGGGATTAGATCTTATTAGATGCCATAAAAGTGAGCCCATCCTTGGGCTCTTGGCGCTGGTTGATCTTTACGCGGTGATTGCAGGGCCCATAGTAGGCCAGTTCATGAAAATGGTGCCAGTGGTCGAGTTGACCGCCGAAAGGTAAATCCCCTCTACCGGGATAGACCCAACTGCTGCCAAGTCATCCAGAGCGCCAGCCGTGGCACTGAGGGACACAACTGTCTTGGCGACAGTAGCTGCCACAACCAGACAAGTAGTCCGGCCGAATACCTGGACCCAGCCGAAACCGTTCGCGGCGATAGTTCCCTTCGCCACGCCGATCACCTTGCCCGCACCCGTACCAGTAGCGCCGTTCGTGGCCGTTGCCGACACACAATCGAACACTTCGTCTACGAGTACGACGTGGCCGAGGGTAGTGCCCGCAGCCGACTTGACGTACATATAGACCGCTGGGCCAGAGTTAGCGCCCGCAGTGGAACCAGTGGTCCCCATCGGCGCGGTATACATGGTAGAAGCGCCCGCGTTGGCCCCAAGCGTGCCTGGAACAAATGCGGAACCTTCAGCGGCGGTCCTAACCAAGCTAGGATCAATGCCCATCTCGTACATGATTACTCTCCTATAGGGGAGCAGAGAGCTCGCTTACGCGAACTCAATGCGGCCTTGGTATTGGGCACCGGAACAGGTCAGGTTGCCAGCCCATGCAAGAATCTGCACTTCGGCGTCTTGGTTGATGGAGTAGCGCTTGTTCGGGCTGAGAGGCACGAAGTTACGGGCGCTGTGTGGACGGAAGTGCAGATACTTCGTGTTGAGGAAGTACATGGTGTTTGCAGCACCGAAGCCGCCGATACCGCCGTCCAGGACAACATCGCAGTCCATGAACTTGACAGATGGGAAGCCGAAGCCTGCTTCACCTTCACCAGTGGTGGAAGTGAAGCGCTGCACCGCACTGAGCAGACCAACATACTGAGCCCACGAAAGGGAGTCAGCGATGATCAAATCGGGGCGGTCCATACCACGAATCAGGCGAGCCCAGAGGGCGTTCATGTTGGCGAGCATGTTGGTGTAGTTGCCCGGATCCACGGACTGAGTGCGCCAGAATGCCCAAGTGGTACGATCGATACCGCCGTAGACGTTAGTCTGCGAGGCAGTGATGGTGTTTGGGATTGCAGCGTTGAGGCCGGTAATTTCCTTACCACCGTAGCCAGTACCGTCAGCGTAAAGACCACCAGAAATCAAGTTCTGCATGGTAGATTCGGCGACGTCGACACGAGAGGTCAACAAATCGATCATCTGTTCTGGGCCCGCGTTCTGGAGTTCTTCCAGGCCGCTGATGACCACCGGGCAAGCTGCTTGTTTAATGTCAAACTGGGCAGCGGTCAGAACATCCTGTGCATTGACTGGCAGGAGGTCATAGCCACTGTAGAAACCAGCGTTGCCGTTCTCGGCAAAGGCTATTTCTTCGTAGATAAGACGGCCACCACTGAATGGGCGGGCTTTGCCTTTCTGCTTCATACGAGACAGAAGAGCGTTGTTTTTGGTTACGTTATCCGCGATTTTGCGGGAACGTCTCTCGATGGTTGTAGCGATGATGTCGCTTACGTTCGGGAAGGCCATTTGGCTCACCTCTTAATGAGTTGGAGTCTGCCGTGTCTCGTACGAGGTGAGCTCGTCAGACCTACGGTTAGCGCAGATCTATGGGACTTAGCGGTATAGTACCACTGCTCCACGTACGATGCAAATTTATTTATGCTTTACCGCGATTTTTCTCTACAGTCCGCAGCCCAGCATAGCCCAGATAACCTGCGGAAAATGTCCACCATAGGTCTTCTGGTATAGCCGTAAACCCCTTGGTGACATTCATAAAGAACAAGTCCATCTTGTCGGGGAAGAATATGCCCAGCATTGGCCCAACCATCGTCATGAATAGGATGATGGTATAGAACACATACATGAACATGGGGCGGGCACGACTCGTCCACGGGTCAGGACTTTGCGCCTCAGCGATAATGGCAGACATCTGCACAGTCAGCGCCTGGAGCTCGCCGTTCTGCTGCATCTGGGCAAGTTCTGTCTGCGCTTTCAGCTTATCCACCGGGTCTGGGAACAGCTTATCGATAAGACTCTGACCCATGGAGAAGATGCTGCTAAACAAAAGAGGATTCATGGTAACGGTCCTGTCAGTGGAAGGTCTGGTGGCCCCTCATACCAAGTGAACGAACTGGCTACTAGCTGCGTCGTTGCGTCGGTATTGGTGGTTCTTTGCAGATAGACGGTATTGGGGCGGAGTATGCGCTCAAGCCCCAATACAGAACTGGTGGCCGCTGGGGCATCTTTACCACCGCTGGAACCAAGCTCGTATGTTGGCGCCCCGAACTCTACGCCCGGATCAGAGACCGTAGTGCCGCCCAGAATCGTCACAGTGGTGGCTATTGGGCTGATGTCGTTGAAGTTAAACGCGCTTATAGGAGTGCCGCCTGTATAGGCGGGGGCACGATACACCCTGATGGATAATTGCAGGCCATTGAATTTTACATTGCGCCCCTTGACTATGACTGGTTTGTTCCCGGTAATGAATATAACGTCAAGATTCGCGCCCGGGGCTAGGCTCGTTACAACAGAGGCGGCCTCGTATTGAAGTCCATTCTTTACGTTGGCCTCGGTATAATTCTGGGATGTGATAGCCCTCAACCCTGAGAATAATCCATTTGGCACATTTGGAAAGACTTCTGAGGACACGATATTCCCCTATGGTGGAAGGGTGCCCATAGCATCATTCCAAGTTAGTGTGCTGGTAGAGCCCTGAGCGATGGCCCAATTGAGTTGTATCTCCTGAATCTCGACCCCGTACCCTTGCTGGATGCCGTAACTAACCCACAAATCATTGAGGGCATCATCGGCGGTTGACCCTATCGTGACGGAGACTAGATACTGCTTCTGTGCATCATTTAGAGACCCCGTGAACCCCCGGTTGGTGAGCCACGTATACAGGGAGTCATTCATATTACCACCCTATTATTCAGCCACCCATAGACAAAGCGCTCGTTCTTTGGTGCGACCTCCGCCAGAGAAATAAACCGGGCCCCCTGCAAGCAATTGAGCGCGCGAAGCATTACCACCTCGCCCTCATCGTTACGGTAGTCGAGATACTTCTTTAGGGCCTTTATTGTGTTGGCTCCGACCTTTCCGTCCACTACAATGTCAGGGTAGATCTTACCGCCATCATTTAAGGCGTTGAGGCTTGTTTGTAGGAACCCGCCTGCCGTACCCTCCCCCATATTTACCGCAGTGTCCACCAATTCCGCCAAGATCTTCGAGCTCAGCGCCGCTATTGGCTCAAATCCTGAATTGGATACAAATCTGCGGTAATACAGGTCGAAGGCTGTTGCCCGGTCCAGGTCTCTTACATCCCCGAACCAGCCCATGTCACGCAGCGCCTTCTTGGTCCACCCCCATTTGGTGGGGCCCCCGCTGTCAGCAGGGTCATCTGTATAGGCCCCACCCTCTACATCCAATACCCCATTCAGGATATCGTCTACAGTCTTCATTAGATGACCCCTTTGAGCATGGGAATGACACTTATAAGGACTACAACAAAGCTGAGAGCGGCTGCGAACCCCACCCCCCAGCTTCTCATGCTGGTAACTACTGAGGTCAGCCTGTCCGTACTGGCCTCTATTTTCGCAACATCAGCACCAATGCTCTTAACTACCGGCTCCAGGTTGGCTACACGTATCGGTAAGTTGTGCTCAGCCAATTCGTTTGCCCGGTAATTTAGAGTGTGAACATCTTGTTCAAGGCGACCTATCCTTTTGAATACTTCATCTAAGTTTTCAGTCGCCATACGCACCTCCTCGTGATTTAAATGCGGCCACTGGCCTGAGCCGCAGCTTTACGGACAGTAGTTGCCAAGTCGTCATCATCGTCGAAATCGGCATTACTGGTCTCAGCAGAATTTGAAGAAGTGCCTTTGAGTTTGGCCGCTGCTTTCTGCTTATCGTTGAGCGCTGGCTTGGCAGCCCGCTCGGTAATCACCTGATAGACTGCTGGATTCATGCGGCAAGCAATATCGTATGCCGTCTGTAGGTCAGTAGTTCTACCAGTCTCGAAGAGGATGCCCATATCATCACGGACATCTTCGAAGAATTCCTTATCTTTCTTGAAGTCTTCAATCAGTTTGGCGTTGGCATTGCCAGAAGCTTCCTGCTGAGTTTGCTGGTAGTTCTGGCGGAACTGGCGGGCTTCCTCCAGTTCCCTTTGAATCTCAGGTGGGATAGCGCTTTGGGCGGGCTGGGCCAATGCCGGGTGGGGGATAACTTCTTGCCCCAGAGCATCGTTGATAACCTTGCGGAGTGGAATGCCATACCCCTCTGCGATCTCAACAAGCGCAGAAAACCGCTGGTCTGGCGTGCCAGTGCGGAGGCGCCTTTCAGCCTGCATGACATTACCGATGTACTGGCCTGGATCCGCCTTATTGTCGAAGGCTTCCTTAATGAACGGCTCCAGTGTCTGGGCAAACTGAGTATAGGGGGCCATCTGCTCTTGCAGTTGTCTGACACCCTTGACCGAGTCCTCTTCACGCCGCAGAATCTCTTGGCGGGCTACTTCAGGAAGTTTCGCCCATTCCTCACGGGCCTTCGGCGTCCAGCCGCTCGGCGCTCTATCCTCAGCCAGTAGTTCACGCTTAGTAGTGTCGGGATCACCGCCAAGAGGAGCCTGTACTGGCTCCTTCGCTTCAACCTTAGGAGTTTCAGCTGGCGGAGGCGTACCTTCATCTTCATCCTTTGCCGCCACCTTTTCTTCTTTAGGCTTGAACTTGCCGTCGTCGCCGCGCTCTTGCGTGGAGGGCTCAAGTTTATCTACCGCTTCAGTGGTGGTAGCCCCTTTGGCCTCCAACTCACTGATGGCGGCTGCCATGTCTTCCTGGATTGTGGTCTCAGTCATCTTCTTGCACACCTATGATTGGTTTATAGCCTTCGGTGACGGCGTGAATCGCTTCTTGTACGTCATTGGCGACATCTACAACGTCCCTTTCTTTTTCGGGGGGCCCAAAGTTGCCGCTGAGCACTTTATCTTCCGAATACCCGTCATGGATGTTCATCACACCATTACGTTTATTGTGCTCTGCGAGATCTTTTGCGGTTTGGATGAGTGAACCGTCCACTGAGGACTTAAACGGTTCAAATTTGCCCTTCACAAAACCTTGCGGGGCTGCCAATATAATACGCCTTGCGGGGCTGGAGCACAACGGGCACCCCGGGACGTCATTATAGTTGGCAATACGGGCCGTGAACTCGAACTGAGTGTCGCAGGCCAAACATTGCGCGTCATACTTAGCCATTAATCTGCACCATTCTTAGGTTTCGCGGCCTGCTGCTTGGCGGCAAGCTCATTTTTGGCCTGAGTGGCCTCTATATTTTGCTGATTCGATACCGCAGTGGCTGTGACCTTCATCATAGCCTCTTTCTGCTTCAACTGGAGTTCCATCTGCTTCATTTGAAGCTCCATGGCGTTCATTTGAGCCTGATGCGCGAGCTCGGCTTGCTGGCGCTGCTGTTCAAACTGCATTTTCTGCTGTTCCATTTGCATATCTTGTGCAGCTTGCTTCTGGGCGATCTGCGCTTCCATCTGCAATTTCTGCATTTCGCCCTGAGCTTTCTGCTCTGCCTCACTAGGTGGCTTCGGCTGAGGGTTCTGCGCTTTGGCCTGAGCAGCTTTCTGCATTTGGTCAAGTTGCTGATCGATCCAGCCTTCCAAGTCCCTAGACCCCTTATAGCCGGATACAGAGAACTTGATCATCTGCACTGCGAGCATAGCCATTTCAGGCACTTGCTCCACCATCTGCATGGTTTGGCCGATCATTGCGCCCAGCACTTGGACCAGTTCCTGCTTGGCCCCCTTCTCCAAAGCCCAGTCGGCTTGGGTCAGGCTGTCCGCCTGGATGTCAATCTTGTATTTCATGCGCTGGTCACTGCGCAGAATCTGGGCGGCGGCGGCGACATATTGCTGGTCTGGCTCGTCGATGTCGCCCACTATGGTCATCAGCTTTTGGTCACTATAGAGACCAAACGCCAAATCAGCCATGATGCGCATAGTATCACGCACAAATACCGCCACATCACGCTGGTAGCCACTAAGGCGGACACTGGCAAATTGGGCCTTGATAGTCTGCGCTTTGGCCGTTTCATACTGGTTTGTGTCTCCTCGGACGATGTCGCTCATGCCTGAGACCTCAGCAAGTAAGCCCTTAATGGCCTCAAACTGCTGCTGGAGCTTCTCAAGCACTTGAATGACGTTCTGTACAGGATACCATTCGATCAAGCCGGCGATGCCGCCCTGCTCCTTGAGCATGGCCCAGTTGTCCACCGGCACCAACTTGTTCTCGCCCTCTTGCAGCATACGCCCGATGCTCGACCCTTGGTCACTGGCATAGATACCGGCCACCCTCAGCGCGTCGATGATAAGGCTGATGCGCGCATAGAGCACGTCCAGCTGATTGTATTGATCCTGCGCCAGATGGTAGTCAGTCACTGGCAGGAAATTGTTGGTGGTGACGTTGGCAATCAGCGGGCGCGGGCATGGGAAGAAATTGGCGAGTTGGTACGGATCGTCCATGCGCATAAGATCTTCTTCCAGGCCCTTAAAGCGGAAGATGACCTCCTTAGTCTTCTTGTTCCAGATCTCATAGACGCAGATTTTGTCCTTGTCTATGTCCTGCATGTTGTAGTCGTCCCTGGAAGTGCTAGGCGCCCCGACCTTAGCCATCAGCTCTTCGCCAAATTTCTCGGTGAAGTCCTCCTTGGTGAGGTGGAGCTTGCGGGCTACCCAACCGACTTTCGACCAGCGCTTGGCAGGCTCCCAAAGAAAATCGGTCCAATGTAAATGCTCGACCATGATTTTCTCTGATCCCGGCACTGGATTACCGTCCGCGCCCTCCTCAACATCGAAGCTGGACCACAACTGGCCGAGACCGGGCACCAGTCTGTCCAATACGCAAAGATTAATCGCCTCACTAAAATCTGGAGCGCACTCAACTTCATAATCCAGCACCCTTGCAGTGATGAGGCACGCCACGCGAGCCACATTATCGTTATAATTTCCCTTGTGGATCTTCTGTACATCGGCCTTGGGCAGACTGTTGAACAGGGACTCCTTCAGGGTGTTGACGTTTGCATAGAAAAGGTTCACTTTCTTAATGGCGGAACCGCTATCAGCCCCTTCGCGCTTGTCTTCGTAGCGCTTGTAGACGTTGGCGCCGTGCTCATGCCACATCTGCTGATACTTCTCAGCCTTGGTGATGCGTGCATCCCACGGGCTTCTCTTAGTGTCTGTCTTCTTAACAGCCATCTTTAAATTCTCCGGGGGCCCGAGCGCCGAGCTTCACGCTCTTTGAATAATTTGTCTAGACTCATCACGTTGCTGACGATGTCTGATTTCTTGGTAACAATGGGGGTTTCCTGCGCCTTAGCATACGCCGGATTTAGCCCCAGCGACAAGTACCGCATGGCGTCCGCCGGGTTGGAGCACCAATCGTGCAGGGGCGACTGCTTAAAGATCTTACGCTTGTCATCCCACTCACGTTGGTAGAGGCGCAGAGCATTCACGCCTATCTTCACTTCTGGGTTCGTAACGTCAAAGTACATCTTGGGCAGCGTTTTGCGCACGGCCTGGATGCCGTTCTGCAGACCTACTTGCGGGACGATAATGCTCTGAATGCCATGCGCCCAGAGCTGCTCCCGTATCGTCTTCCCAGTCTGCAAACTCCTTGAGTTAGCGTCATGGGGTAAAAGCATAGGAGCATAGGAGTACGGTTTAGTCTTGAGGAAGGCGACGATATCGTCAATCGCGTAACCACTGACTGTGAAGAAGTCGATAACAGCAATCCCGTCGAAGTGCCTCTGGCAGAACCAGATAGACGTATCGTCACTGATACCCAAGTCCCAACCGCAGATGACAGGAAGGTTTGGATCATACGTGAGTGCCTTGAGGTGCCCAGCCGCTTCGAGCTCGTTAAGAATCTTCCCGTAGTACGCACCGCGAACCGCCGCTCGGAAGTCGCACTCGAATTCTTGTTCATATGATTCCTCGTCCGAACCGGGCATAGTCTTAAATTCGGCCAACTTCTCGGCCGTGAAGATGCCAGTCTCAGACGCCTTAGACATCTGCCTGAACCAGCGCTCGTCGTTCTCGGACTCTTCCCAAATGTCGCAGAAGTGGTTTGGCCCCTTGGGCGTCCCTACGAAAACGACCCAGCCGTCACGATCGGAGAGGGCGGGCATGATAATCTCGCCGAAGAGGCGTGGCTGCATGTCCCCATACTCGTCGAGCACGATGCCGTCCCAGTAAACGCCCCGTAGAGAATCAGGGTTATCCGCCCCGTGGAGGCGAATCAGCGCTCCGTTCTTAAGGATAACGCTCAGCTCGGACTCCATGATCTTCTCGATCAAGGGCCCAGCATAATACTTGAGGTAATTCCACGCGATGCTCTTGGCTTGCGTGTAGAATGGAGCGACGTAGCCGTAGCGCGGCATCATCAAGTTACATTGAATCGCCTTATCAACTAAGTCGTTGATACAGGCCACTGTCTTCCCCATCCGCCGGTGACAGACTAGGATAGCGAACCGCTGATGCCGGGCGTGAAAGTCCATGAACTGATGGCGACAGATGTAAGGCGACTTAACCACCTTGGCGTCGCCCCGCACATCGTTAGTGATCCTATTCAGTTCGAAGTTGGCCGGACTACTCGACGGAGGTAAGATCATCATCTATCCTCGTTAGTTCAGCAGGCTTGTTCAAAGCACTCGGCGGGACGTTAGACTGGTAGATAAAGGTCTGCCCCGCGTCCTCGGCCACTTCCTTAGGGATCATCTTAGCGTAGAGCTTGAGGAAGTCGCCATAGTTGGCCGGATTATTGGCCCACATCGCTAGGCGAGATATCCCCCCTACGAGTTCGAACGCCTCCAAAAATCCTTCCTCCACCTCCCGTCGCGATGGCCGGACCCGCTTGCCCCCAGTGGCGAGGCTCAATTGCCGCTGCGTCAGCGCTATGTCCAACGCTTCCTCGAAGTTAATTTCTTTCATGACGTGGCCCGGCACATGGACGTGTGAGTGCCACTATAGCACGTCCTATAGATGATAGCAAGCTCCTTAGGTGCGTAGCTCAAAATGTGATGGGTGTTATGGGGGCGTCTTAGCACTTAGCTCTTGGCACTAGGTTCTAGTGGCACTACTTTTAAAACTTCACATTTTGCGCTCGGCGGCTGACCCGGGCACGAAGCACCCCGCACTTTGTTGTCACCCCCCGGGGGGCTTCGCGCTCAGCGCCTCGTCAAATCGCCCCTCAACAGGGCACTGAGCACCAAGCGAGGGCGATCCACGCGCTTGGCACGAACCTTGCATGGGCCTGAGCAAAGATCAGCAAACGCTAGTCCTGATTGCTCTTTGCACTTGGCACGGAGCTTGCATGGGGCGTCGCCGGGTATCAGGCTGCACCAGCTTGGCGCTTAGCACTACAGGGCCCTGTAAGCGCGCTGGCGGGGCGCTAGGCGCTAGGCGCTAGGGTAGCCAAGGGTGGGTTGGGCTTGGGGCAGGGCGCTAGGCGCTAGGCGGCGGGAAAGGGCACTGGGCACTGGGCGCCGGGTGGCAGGTGGATGGGGCTAGGCGCTAGGCGCTAGGCGCTCGGCCACTGGGAAGGGGGGCAAAACGCTCGGCACTGGGGACATGGTGGCACATTGCCCGGGGCTGGGGGGGTAAAGCGCTGGCAACAGTTGTGGGGGTATATATACCGCCTAAGTGCCTAGAGCTGAGTGTAGGGTAGTCGGTTTACTAAAACTAACCCCCCCAACCCCCCCACCAAGTGCTAAGCCCCAAGCGCCCTGCGGCCTACAAGCCCCTACAAGTGCCCCCCACACCAACCCCCACACGCACCCCCACACCCCCCCTAAAATTAGGCCCTACTGCATAAGCCCCGCCACAAACCAAACTTTGGTGCATATGCCATTTGGTACAATATACCGCTTGGGGGGGTTAACCCCCCCGGCCACACCCCCCCACAACTAAGCCCTGTACCACGTCTGGGCCCGTACAATATTCCGGCCAATAAAAAGCCCCGGTATTATCCGGGGCCAAAGTTGGAACTAGTTGCAACTAACTAATCGGGCATGCGCGCCAGTACAATATCGGCGACGCCGTAGTGTGCGCCAATGCGCCACTGGGCATAACGGAACGCGGCGCGCATATAAGGTGGAAGCGAACTTGGAAGTGGCATGCTGCAGAACTTACCCATACGGAATTCGTAATCCGCATCTAAGTTGCGGCAACTTGGGCTGCGAACATCGCGCAGAATTCTGGCAGCAAAGTCCCGGGCGCGGGGCTCGCACAAGTAACGAACATCGCCAACTGCGAAGCCAATAATATTACGACTCATGGCAATAACTCCTGAGTGTTGTGGTGCACAACTAACATAGGCGCTGGGCGCACGGGGCGGAACATAACAAAGCGGAAGAACAGTAGGGCAAGCATGGCAAGTGTCCTATAGCAAGGGGCCCCGTAGGGCCCCCGAGGGAGTTTAGCAGCGGAGGCCGGTGCTGGTGGTGCTGAAGCCGTTGGGCACCACCACTACGGTTACAACATCCTTAGACCACCTCCAAGTAACCAGCGGCGAGGAAGGCACTAATGCGGCCGCCTACTGTCCAACTTGCGCCGCACCGAAGCGAAGTAAGCGTTTGTACAACTTGTTCGTGGGTGAAAGTTTCCCCCAGTTCGGCCAGCGCCATTATTGCGATGTGGCGGGTGTTAGTGGCCGCAACTGCGGACTTCCGCCACCCGGCGCCCACTGGCTTGTTGCTGCTACGCTGTAGCGTAAGTTGCGGCACAACTACTGCGGCCTTAGTGCCGATGCAGTAGCGAACGGCGCCACTAGCGACAACTGGGGCAACTTCCTCCGGGGCAACTTCCTCCGTGGCAACTTCCTCCGGGGCAACTTCCTCCGGGGCAACTTCCTCACAGCTTGGGGCATCGTCGCCAAAACTAGTGTTGGCTTCCATTTCCTTGTAGTCGGCAACAATTTGCTTCATCAACTTAAGCGCCTTTTTCTCGTTACCCTTGGCGTCCCGAACAAGTTGGACCCATTCCGGATCGCTGTAAGTTTCGATGAAAACGTCGTAGCCGTTTTCGTAGTTGGCGGAAGCAAATGCCTTAAGGGTAAGCACAAGCCCAGTGGTGGCGGCGTCCATGTCAACGGTGGTGGTGGTGGTGGTGGTGGTGGTCATGGCAAAATCCTCGGTGGTGCTGTAAGGGTTGGTGTTGCACTGGAATACATAGCAGGGCCCGTGCCAACTTTGGATTTCCTTATAAAACAAGCACTTAGCGCCGAGGACAAAGTATTTTAAGTGTTACCGTGTTACCGTCGGTAACACTTTTTCGTTACCGTGTTACCATCGGTAACACTTGGGCCCCAGTGGTGGGCCCCGGCCATTTCCCTGCTTATATAGGTAGCCGGTGGCCCGCCACTGACGTGCTACATCCCGGGTTGAAGCACGTCACTGGCGTGCTCGCACCATCCCAGGGCGATTTGAGGAAGAGGAGAGAAGAACCCAGAGTTTGGGAGACCTTATGCCACATACGTATATCTAATCAACGGTCTTTCCCCGGATGATGGTTCAAATCAGCCGGGGGGCTATTCCGCGTTAGATGAACACGTCGTTCTGGAGGAGGCATTGCTCGAGATTGTAGTCCAATTCATCGGGCGTAGCGCTGGGCGGGGCGACCTTAATGATAGTAACTACGCACCCAATCCGCTTTTTGCGATTGTTATCTTGCCATTTGGATTCGTTGTTGTAGTATCCATCATCTTGAACGAAGCGCTGAGCGCTATGCTGGTGGAGTTCGGCCGGGAACATAGCCCATCCTAGGACCAAAGCCATTACGATTACGCCAAGAGCGGCTGCATCTGTAGTCTTCATTTTAACGCCCTCTAGAGGGTGGCTGGGTGGTACTACCACCATACGCCCAGCGCTTACATCTTGGCAACAAGGTGATCCATAAACTCATCCCAATCCTTAATCACATAGGCATTGTCCTTCTGCGCCTCCTTGCCATTGGCTACGTTGACACGTGCCTTGCCAATGTTCTCAGCGCCGAGATCTTCGATCATTGTCCTCAGATCTCCGACCTCTAGCCTCCCCAACTTGTCTTCTGGGAGCAGAAGAGCCTGCATTTGGGCCATGGAGAACCGATAATCGTCTGAGCCTTCCCTGTACAGCATCTTCTTATAGTCCTCCAGCTTCAGCTTAATGTCCCCGAGGGACCAGCGCGCTGCAATCTTGGCTATGATGGACGCTTCGCTGATATATTCCCCAGTGGTGAGCATGGAATATTCGGTGGCGGACCCTTTATCGCCTTCCATATATAACTGATAGCCATATACAAGGAGGGGGAGCGCACATTCGGTTATAACCTCGCGGTTGCTTGTCTTCGCCCCGTACCAATCCCGGACGCCTTCTACCTCTAGTGTGATAAAGCGGCGCTCGCCAGCGCCCTTACTGGATCGTATGTAGCCCCTGTTCTTGTCCACTGTGGTGAGCATTAGGGATGCGCGGCGGAATACATCGACGCTATCTTCCTCATATAGTCTGCGCTGGCTGCTCATGCGCGTAGTGCTGAGTGTGAAGATGTTCTGCTCTACCTGCTTAGCGCATCGGTCATCGGGGTTATATTCGTCGAACACCGCCATCATAGTGTCGCGGCATTGGCGGACATACTCTGGCATGGTGGCCCTGCTGCCGTCTTTATCCAATTGCGCGATGGTGGGGTGGTAGC